CCTGGTCAGGCTCGGTCAGCAGGTCATCGACCGGGTAATACTTTGCCACCGCCCCCACCGTACTCTCGGCGTTGATGATGGTGGTCGTGCCGATCTTGGCTGTGATGGTGGTACTCGCGCCCAGCGCAGTGCTGAACATCGTCACACCCACCACTTTCAGGTTGGGCTCCACCTTGTCGCCGTATGCGACAACATCGCCAGCGGGCACAGCCGCCAGCTTGGCCACCAGGGTCGGGGAGATAGAGAGGTTGCCGAACGAACCAACAAACCAGCGGTAAGCTCGGGCGATCAGGGTAGTTTTGGCCATGACATGGCTCCTTATCTGGTCAGATATCAACAGGAGGGGGTATCAACCCCTCGCTCTGGTGGGGGGATTAGCGCGCGACGGCGCTGACGGCGGTATCCAGCACCATGCAACCATGGTCCTGAATGTTGCCGTTACGCTGCTTGAAGCGGATCTTCTGCAGGCCGGATACCCAGCTGATGGAGATCTCGGTACTGTTGCCGTGGTCGGTTTTCTCTTCGTGCATGCCGAAGGAGCCGCCCTGCTCGCCAGAGCCGAAGGCGTTAGCCAGCGCCTGACCACCCAGCAGCACGGCGCGGTCGATGGTGGTGCCTGCTACCTTGTCCACTTCCACGCCGGTCGCGGAGTTGGCGGCGCACACCTTGACGGTGCTGCCTTGGTTGAAGCGGATCGGCATGCCCTTGTAGGGCTTGACCAGGATGCCGCGCCACATCGCCCCTTCACCCCGGAAGATGGGGTGGTTCCAGCCCTTACTGCGCTCCATGGCGGCAGCCAGCATCGCCTGCCAATCCTTGCCGGAGGTGGAGGTGTAGAAGTCGTGCCACTGGCGCGGGGTGACATAGAGCACGTAGAGCGGCTCGCCACCGGACGGATCCGCCACCATGCGGATCGGCTGGATGGGGTTGGCCATCTCGGACAGGAACAGCGACATGTTGTCCACGCAGCCCAGATTGAAGCGGTCAGCCGCGTCGATAGCTTCGAAGCTGGTCGCATCACCACCGAAGAAGTGGCGCTCGTAGGTGGGCGCAGTCAGCGGGTTGATCATGATATCGGCAAATTCCGGGTCATCCGCCAGCGGCAGGATGATATCGGTCGCGTAGTAGTCGCCGCGGGCGCCGGCCAGCTGGGCAAAGCCGCGCTGATCAACCAGTCGGCCGTAGTAACCATCAGCAAGCAGCGTGCGGGCGGTCTTGATCAGGTCGTGCTTGGTGCGCTGCTGGCTCATCTTGCCGCCAGCATCCACGCCGTGACGGGTCTGGTTGATTTTGAGCGCGAAGTCAGCAAAGGACAGGGACTCCAGGCGGCCATCCAGCTTCTGATCGCCCATGCTCGGGCGACCGGAGAGCTGATGGAACAGCTGCATATCCACGGAATCGCCGCGCTGCTTGGTCAGGTCGGTGATGCGAACTACCGGCGCACCTGCACTGGTCTGCTTGCCGCCGTTGACCTTGGCGCCCTTGGGGGCCTCTTCGGTCAGCATGTTCACCAGCGAGTGGGAACGGTTGGCCGCCGTAAACAGTGCGGCCTGCAAAATCTTGTTGGCTTGCGCCGAGGTGACTTGGGTCATGGTCCTCTCCTACATGAAAACAAAAACCCCGACACAGTGGTCGGGGTTGGCTTATTGAAATGGGTGGTGGGTTAGAACCCGGCCTGCTCCAGCAGCGCCTCCATCTGGGCGTCCGTCATGGCGCCCATCTCGCCGATAAGTTCGGTCTGAGACATGGCGCCAAAGCGCTCCACTCCAGTGGGGGCGGCATGATGGGTCTGGCCGAGTGCCGAAGGGCTGGACGGGATGAAATCGGCAGGTTTCTCCGCCTCCTTGCCGGGTGCCTTGGTGGGAGGGGTAACCTCATCACCAAAGGCCAGCTTGGTGCGGCGCGCCGCCTCTGCGAATCGCTCATCCAGCGACTTGCCTTGCCACGCGGGATCAGCCTGGAGCTTCTCATCGACGATGATGGCGAAGTCGAAACGGTCCTGGTCCTTTTCCCGCCAGCTCACCAGATCAGGTACCGCCTGCAGTGCGGCCTGTACCGGGTTGATAGCGGGTTGGGCGGGCTGCTCCAACTTCTGCAACTTGCGGGCGATGGCCGCCAGCGGTTTGCCAAGGTCGGGGTAGTCCTGGGCCAGTTCCTCAATAGCAGCGACATCGATGCTATCGGGATCGCTGGTGTCCAGCTCAATGCCGTTCTGCTCTAACACGGCGGCCAGCTTGTCCCGTTCGGCTTGGGCCTGCTGCGACTGAGCGAGCTGCTCACGCAGTTGCTTGGCTTCATTGCGTGCCTGCTCCAGCACTTCATACGGGATGGTGTGTTGACCGCTCTTGGCCAGGATCACCTTCTCAGGCTCCGCGACCCCTTCACCGCCCTGCTCGGTACTGCCCTGTTCGTTACCGGCTGCCACCTCGCCCGCCGACGGCGCGGGTTGTACGTCCGTTTGCTCGGTGCCAGTGCCATCATCCAGCTCGCCATCGGGCTCACGCTCGATCGCTTCCAGCATGGCTTCCAGTTCGTCCAGGCTCTCAGTGCCGGTCAGGTTGTCGATGTTCTTATCCATGGTTGTCCTCGTGGGTTTTCAGTGGGTGGTATCGCTGCCCAAGCGGGGGAAGGCTCTCGGTAAAAGCGCTCCCCGGCTGGGGCTGGGCATAAAAAAGCCCGCACAAGGCGGGCAAGGTCTGTCGTCTATCGCTAGGGATTCTTTGTTGCCACAATCCGTTCAGTCAGTGCGGCCAGATACTCACGCATGGCGACCAGTTGGCGCTTCATCCGGTTCTGCTCATCTGCGCTCAGGGCGCAAAAGTTGACTGTCCCAGTGAAAGCCTCCAGCTTGCTGGTTCGCTCAGCCAGTTGATCATGTTCTTGGTGCATGCGCGCAATGTGACTTGATTTGGGGCTTCCGCCATCAACCACGCGCACCTTGTCCGCGTTAATGACTCCTGATATCTGGCTGTAGCCGCTCACCAACAGCACAGGTTTCTCAAGGCGACACTTGAGCCGCCAGCCTTCCAGCTTCCACAGCTCTTGGCGGGCCTTGGCTTCGGCATCCTTGATGGCGTACTTGGCGCCAAGATCTGCATTGAAGTTGGCCGGGTCGGCGCAGGCGGTCATGCCGATGGCAAGGGTGAAGCCGTTGGCAGCAATGGCGGTGGCCAGCGTGGTGGTGGTGCCGGTGACAACCTGCACCTCATAGCGAACACCACTCATCAGAGCGTCAATCTGGTCAGGGGTGACGCGCGGCGCGGTCAGTCCGAGAGTCTGGATCTCGCGCTCCATCTCGGCATCTTCTTCACTGGCGCACACGGCCGGTTCTTCGATCATGAGGTATCCACCCTCAAACACATCTTTCGGGCTGAATGACACATAGTCGTTCTCATAGAGCACGATGTAGTCACCAATGCTGGGGGTAAAGCGGGCAACCATGTCAGGGGTAACCATGTAGGGAATGGTGAAATCGGCATTGAGGGGGCTGGAGATGTCGATCATGAAGCTGCCATGATCATCACACGGATGAATCTCGGAGATTACTGCCGCATGAACCTTCTTGTGCGACTGGAACTCGGCCATCGCGTTACGGATGAGGATAATGCCACCATCTTCACTGAGGGCTGCTTCAAGTACACCTTTCAACTCAACCTTGTCGGTCATGTCCAGCTCCAAATAAAAAACCCGGCACAATGGCCGGGTCTGGAAATGAAAAAGGCCCAATCTCGAGAGACTGGGCCATGTTGGGGAAATCGTAACGCTGGCAGGTCAGGAAAGCAACTATCAGAGCGCGATGGCGTCGATCTGCTGCTGGATGCTCTCCAGCAACTGCGCCTGCAGCACGGCCTGCTCCCCCTGGATGCTCTGCTGCTCGGCAGCAAGGCGCTCCATCTCCTGAAGTGTCTTGCCAGTCTGGGCCTGCTTGAGAGCATCCTCAAACCGGATGGAGTCGGTCAGCTTGGCGATGCGCTGAGCCTCTGCCTGCCACTTGGCGGCTTTGCCTTCCAGTTCTGCCAACTTGGCCTGCATCTCGCGCATGGCCAGCTCCTGCTGCATCTGGGCCTGCTGAGCCTGTTGCTCGGCAGCGGCGCGCTCCTCATCGCTCATCTCGTCCGGGTCTTTCGGAATGTTCAGGGCATTGCGGATCCGCTCCACGAACTCAGCCTTACGCGGTACATCCATCAGCTCGACCAGCAGGTCAAAGCAGGCACCTGCCGCCTCTGGCGGAAGTTGGGACATAGCCTGGGTCATCCGCTCGGCCAGTTGTTGCTTGTAGGCGGCAGTCTGCTGGATCGGCGCCAGTGCGATATGTGCCCGCAGCCGGGTCACATCATTGGTGAGTTTGCCATCCTCCTGCTCCACGTTGACCACTACGGCCTTGCGGCGGCGGGGGTCATCCCGGTTCACGGTCACCTTGTAGTTGCGCTTGCTGGCCATATCCTCAAGCAGATAGGCCAGTGCCAACTGCCCCACTTGCTGGCAGCCCATCCGGTAGTTGTCGTTGATCTCGGAAAGCGTGGTTGCCCCCTGCTCCACCAGGTTGCTGATGGCCACACCAGATTGTCCGGTGGAGCCCTGGCCCAGGAAGGCGGCATAAACCCCCATGGTGTCCTGGATCAGCTTCACCGAGTCCTGCATCACCTGAAACTGCTGGGCCGCCACGTTGAAGTCCTGCTCTACCTTGAAGGCATCGCTCACGCTGGTCTTGTTGGCTCGGTCAGGGTTGAGCTCGATATAGCCATCGGGGCGCTCGACTTGCTCCAGCACCTGATCCCGGCTCATGTTGGTGGCGTCCTTGTCCATGATGACGCGCTTGGCCTGCAGCAGGAAGGTGAGCTTGATACGCCGCAGGTTCACCTCGTCCTGCGCCGGCATGGCTCGAGCAATCAGCCCATAGGGTTCGCCGGTGCGGTCTTTGCGATACCCCCAGAACGGCACCAGCGGGTACATGTTGTGGGGAGCAGAGCAGGGTCGATCAACCAGATGATGAGGGCCGACGAACCAGGATTCCCGGATCACGGCCACCGGGCAGCGCTCCAGCTTGGCGCGCCCCATGGCCACAGCAGCCAGGTGCAGTTGATTGGTCTTGTCGTACTCCAGTGCCCGACCGGAGTCCAGCATCAGCACCTGACGCATGGTGTAGGTGCGGTAGTAGACCACCTGCAGCAGCACCCGGTCTCGCTCCCTGCTGCACCACTCCACCTCCTTACCGCTGAACTGGCTCCACTCGTCATAGGCGCTGACCAGGTTGGGGTCCAGCCCCTCGATGGCGGTCAGGCTCACGATGCCCTCCCAGTCGTTCACGCCCCACTCCAGCGCCTTGGCCTTGCTCGGAAACATGGTCTTGGCCTCATCCAGATCGACCCAGCGGCGGCGCATCAGCCAGCGACAGTCGCTCAGGTCAGGTTCCCGGCTGTGCCAGTCCCAATAAACCTCGTCGCGGTGGACGTTGCTGAACTTGTAACGAGGACCGAAGGGGTCATCGCGGCGACACACCTCAACCCAGCCCAGGCCAGTCTTGATTTGGCCGCCATAGGCCTCGCCCCGGGCGCGGTCCAGTCCGCCAAGGCGGCACATGTCGGCGTATTCGGCGTTGACGGCCTCGGCCAGTTGCTCCAGCTCGTCGTCGTGGTCATCGGCGATCACCATCAGATCGGTGCGGCTCTTGGCCTCCATCCCCAGCACACCGTCAATGGTCGGCGCAACCAGGTTGTGAATGGTGATGGGCTGGCCCCGCGCCTTGAGCACACTCACCACCTCGGGCGGCAGTTGATCGCCGTCGTAGTAGGCGCACGCTCGATTGGCAAGGCTTCGCCAGTCCGGCTGGCCGTTGATATCGCTCATCAGTTTGAGCAGGCGCGGGGTATCGAGGCCGCCTTTTTCAGGGGCCTTGGGTTGGGCGTTGATCATCAGTTGGCCATCCAGTGCTTGGGTTTGCGGGAGGATTCAGGTTTGACGATGCGGGCCGGCATCCGGGCGCGCATCTCTTGGGCAATCATGTAGCTCATCAGCTGGTCGTCGTAGCAGTCGTCCTGGGCGTTCATGCTGCCGCTCTTGTCGTAGACGTAGGTGGTGGCTTCGGAAATGGTACCTATCCAGCGGATCCCGGACTGACCGGCACGCAGCAGGGCCTGGAGGCCATCAACCAGGATCGGCTTGGACTGCCGGGTGGTGAGCCAGCCGAGGCGTGGCGTCTCGTCGTCGCGGTCCCGGTCGATGTGCTCCTGGGTGTAGATTCGCCGGGTCGGATAGATTTCACGGAGCTTAAGCAGCACAGCATGCCCGTGGTTGTTGCGCTCTGGGCCGATGTAGGCCGGGCCATGCTCTGCGGTGCCGTAGAACCTGCCAACGTGGGCAAGCAGTTGGGCAAACATCCCCGGGTCCAGATGCCCAAACCAGTGGGCCACCTGCCGGCCGTCGCTCTTGGCCGTGACATCTAGGCTTGAACGGTCGCCGTGCTCCAGCCCTTCCGCTACGTCAGCGCCGATGGCGTAATCCTCGTCGGGGTCTGGCAGCTCCCAGACCAGCAGCATGTTCTCAAGCGATCGCTGCCCCTGCTCGTCCAGCTTCTCAGGCTTGCGGGCCTTCTCGCGCTTGCCGGTGACCGGGTCAATGTCATAAACGATGAGCGGGGCCATGCAATCGCCCTCTGCTTCCATCGTGGCGATGGGGTCGAACACCCGGCGCCCGGAGGTGAGGAACGCCTCCAGCGGCGTGCTGGGATACTCCTGCTTCATCTCCCCACGCTGCGTGCCCTCTTTCAGCACGTACCACTGGCGCTGCTCGTCGCTGATGGTGCAGCTCATTGCCTTCTCCACCGCGGCGAAGTATTCCGCTTGTGCCTTGCTCATCACCACACCGGAAGCGGGGACGTCGGCGCGATACTTCGGATCCTGCCACCAAGCGAAGAAGTGGAACTTCCAATCCAGCTGGGTCAGCTCGCCGGTTGAGCGAGACAGCTCCAGCGACTTCATGCTCATGGCGTGGAAGTCGCCGCCTACCCCTTCCGCCGTGCTCTCGATGAAGGCAATAGCGCCAGGGTGGATTGCGTTGAGGGTGCCGGTTCGCACCTCCTTGGCCTTCTCCGGGTATTTGGCGCAGATCTTTCCGTGCTCGGATACATGCAGGCGCTGGACGGTGCCGGAGCGGAACGAGGTGGCCACCTGGATACTGGAGCCGTGCCGGAACAGAATGTGCCCGCCATTCGCCCCGCCGCGCCGGGTCACAACCTTGAACTGGGCCTTGAGCCAGCCAGGCAGGTTATCGAACGGCACTTCAATCTTGGTGCGGTAGATCTCGCCAGCAGCCGTCAGGTCCTGGGCAATGATCCCGCACTTGAGGTTCTTGTTGAACAGCGCCTCGTCCAGCAGATAGATGTCGATGGCGGTGGAGAACCCGAGCTGACGCGCCTTGAGGATGATGTTCAGGTACCACATGGTCCGGAACAGCAGCTCCTGCGCCGGGCGCAGCCGGAAGCGCACCAGCTGGCCCTGCTCGTTCTCGATCATGTAGAGGTTGTTCATCCGCCACCACTTATCGCTGAGCTTCGAACGGATGTAGGCCATCTGCTCCTGCTCAGTCATGTCGGAGGTATCGAGTTCGGTCATTGGTGGATCTCAGGCAATAAAAAACCCGCAGAAGCGGGTTGATGTGGGGGATGCTGTAGTTATGTTTGTTCTTGTCATGCTGCGGTGATGGCGTTGACCTCAGCCCTGGCTGCGGCACGCTGCTGAATGTTTTCGGCCAGCATCCTCACATGACTGGGATCTGCAATCATTGCGCCCATCTCGACCAGCACGCCGTTGCGATAAAGGCGGTATGGCTCAAGAAGCACGCGCTCAATGGTGACAGTAGCAGCGTAATCAGGTTCGATGTCATAACCAATGTGTCGCGAAGGCCCCCGCACAGGCGGCAACTCGTATTGCGCCTCACGCCCTGAATCAACGGCGTCGCACACCTCCTGCGGCAATGAGCAGTCGGCGATGTAAACCGCCTCCCCAGCCTCATTCTTGCGATAAATTCTCATTACTCCCCCAGCAAAAGCGAGTTCAGGCGATCGGGCTTTCATCTCTTATCCACCGCTCAAGTTCTGTAATCTTCTCATCCCAGCGCTTAAAGTCAGCCGTTGCCTGCTCATCGTCAAGCCCGACATCCTCAACACCAAACAGCTCAGACACTGAGCGAAGTTTGGCGATCGCCTCAATAGCCAAAATCCGTTGTGCGGCCTGACGCTCTCTTTGTTTCATGGCTGGCTCCTGCATTGGGGTGAACTCTGGCTCGCATTTTATCACGACATCAACCCGCCAGTCCCCATCCCCTGCAGCTCGGTGACCATCTCGCTGACCGGGGTGGACTCGCTGCCGCCATCCTTCTCGAGCCGATCGGCTTCGGCGGTCAGCTTGCGCGCAGCAGCCCGGATCCGGCGAGTGTCCTCCTCAATCTTCGGCACGCTCACCTCGTCGATGCGAAGGGCGCTCAGGGTCCGCTCAATGGACTCAATCCGCTGGATGTTGCGGTCGAGGGCCAGCTCTGCTTTCAAGATCTTGTCGTAGAGCGCAATCCGGTCAGTCATCTCGCTGGCCGTGACCAGGTCCTGCTGTAGCCCCTTGAGCAGCTTGGTGACGGAAATGACGCGAGCTCGGGTGAAGTCAAGCTCGTCGCGCAGTTGCAGCTCGCGAGCCTGGTCGAACAGCTCCTCCGCATCGAGGAACTTGGCATAGCCGCCATGGGTCAGCGCCGGGCGGTCGCCGGGTTGCCACTTCGTGACCGGGTTGGGGTTGCCAGGGTTGCCCTCGGTGAAGCGGCCGCTGCTGTCCCGGCCGTTTGTTTTCGGGTTATGGGCTGAGTCTGCCGGGGCGCGAGTGGATGCGGAGGATTTCTCCCCTCTTCGCTCTCCCCCTTTGGCCTTGGCCTCATTCCCCTTGGCTTGCGCACTTTGCGCAGATTGCGCAGTTTTGCGCACTTCGGAATGCGCAGATTGCGCAGCTACGCGAGATTTGTCAGGTTGCGCAGGGGATTGCCCCCGAGATTTCAAATAGCGACGCGCCGAGTTGTAGTTCAGGCCGCGGCTGTCACACCAGTCTTTCGCACTGATGCCGGTCGCTTCATGCTCCTGCAGGAACTCTGCATTGAGCTGTGCCCAGTCGGTCTTTGCCATTTAGATGGATAGCTCGCCTTCGACGATGGCATCACCAGGTACAGGCTCATGGGTAGCCGGTACTACGACGGAGACGCCAGTATTCAGGGTGACCAGGGCCTGACTCCCGTCATACTCCCTCACCTGAGTAACAACCCCGGTCACGGTAATGCCATTAACCACCGCATCGCTCCAGTGCATCGAGATAGTCCAGTAGGTCGGCTGTGGATTCCCCAGAAAGACAAACCCCGCCATTAGCGGCGGGGTTCCATGTCAGCCTGGGTGTGGGTGGCGGGCAGTTCGCTGTTTGGCTTGGAGCTGTCTGACAACTGGCCAGAAGCAGCACCGAAACGCTCAGCAAAACGCCCCTGTGGGTCCGCATGATTCTTGTCATGGCTTTCCTGCACCTCCCTTGCCCTCTCCCGCTTAAGCCAACGGCCCAGAAGGGCCGTTAGAATGTCGAGCAGTTGGAGCAAGCTGTTCATGTTATTGCTTCCTGGCTTTCTCAGCCGGCAGGTTCATAGCCAGCTTGTCCAGCACCTTGGTCAGGCCAACCAAGAAGGCCTGCACCTTCCCGATCACCTCATCGTCCCGGGTGGACGGGGTGACGGCCGCGATCTTGGCCAGCCCCTGCACCACCATGGACGCGCCGCCCACTACAGCCATCAGGATGACAATCCAGTTGATGACCACCTCAACGATGTGTTCCATCGCACTCTCCTCTGCTGTTACCGGTTACCCGGGGATATTGGCAAGGCTTGCGCCTATGCCTCGGACTTCGAGAACTCTGCAGCAGCCATCACAGGCAATTCCCCCACAGGCTTCGGCTCACCGGCAGGCCAGCGGTATGCGGTTACCCGGGAGCGAGGGAACGCCTTCACGTTCACCGCGTCAGCTTGGTTGCCGCCCAATACCAGCAGATTGCCAGCCTTGTCCTGCCCCACTACGAACCCAACGTGTCCGCCACCATCCCGGGAGAACACCACTACGCAGCCTGCCACCGGCTTTTCCAGCTTCTCCCCCCAGGAGGCATAGGAACGCGCACCCTCGAACCGGGTGGACTGAATACCGACCCGCTCTAGGCACGCTCCAACAAAGGCGGCACACCACGGGGTTTCATCATCACGGATGCCACCCCGCTTGATGGCCTTCCACATCGCCACGATCTCGGGGTTGTGTTGGGGCCCCTTAATCTCCGTCAACCCGATATGCCTACGGGCTTCATCTACCCAGCGCATTTTCACCATCACTCCTTCCCTCCCATCCAGCCGGTTGCCCGGCGTTCGTACAGCTCCAGTGCTTTCGATCCCATCAAGCCAGCCAGGCCAGCCATGAAGCCGCACAACGGGAGTGGGGCTGCGATGTACCAGCTCAGCAGCATGGTCAACATCCCGGCGAACCCTGACACCACCACCTGGAGCAGCGCCTCAGCCCATCGGAATTTCCTTCCCTCGCGTTTCACCGTCTGTATGTAGGTCACAAGCCCTCCCCATACGCTCAGCCCGCCGAATGCCAGATAGGCGAGCACGCTGTAGTTCTGTGGATCCTTGTCAGGCGTCATCGCCCCTCCAGAAACGACAAAGCCCGCACGAGGCGGGCCAGAAATGAAAAAGGCCAGGGTCACGGAGACTCTGGCCATCTTTGAGCAATACTAACGCCGGGGATGGGTAGATTCAATCACTGCGTCTATTCATGGGGTTGCGCCTGCTCGGCGGCGAACGCTCCGAGCCTAATCCGCCCGCATCTCCCTCACTTGTCGGCCCATGACTTTGGCCAGATCTGACGCCTGGTGGATCACCTCATCAACAGCACGCTCTACGGCCTGCCTCATCTCCTGCCCGAACCGGCGCGACACCAACTCTACGTGTGGCACGACCCGGCCGGTGCCGTGGCACTTCGGGCAGCCGTCACCCTTGCGCGGGCGGATCCCGGTGCCATTGCAGTGCGGGCAGCGCCCTGACTGCATCATCTCGGCGACACAGTGGTCATTGGCCAGGGACAGGATCTCGTTCCGCTCAGCCAGAAGGCGCTGGTACTCGTGATCATTGCCGGACCGGTGGGCGCGCTTGGCCTTCTCCATCACCACGGCGGCCCGGCGGCGCTCCTTGTCATAGTGAGGGTGGCAAAGCACCAGGTGATCCAGCTGCTCAGGCAGCGGGCGGCGCAGCAGGATTGCCATGGCCATACCACCGGCCTCGTCGCTGTCCAGCGTGGCGCTGAAGTGCGTCAGCAGCGACGCAAGGGCTTGTTCATCCCCCAGGTGGTCTGCCATCAGGAACTGGAGCCCCTGGGGGTTGTTCTTTGCAGCAACCTGCAGGGCGCCGATAAACTCGTTCCGGCCCAGAGCATTGAACTGCCTGCCGGCGGCGGGCTCATGGAGCGCCCCCTTCGGCGAGAATAGGCGCAGAGCCATTTCGATAGCATGGGTCATGGTTTGGTCCTCTGGTCTGGGTCCTGGTTGAAGGCGGCAAGCAGCCAGGCACGAAGCTGGCCGGATTTGATGTGTTCCGGGGTAACCTCCAGCACGGTCCACCCGAGCAAGGTGGCCTCGTTCATCTTTGCCCGGTCCTCTACGAACCCCCTCCCCCGGGTGTGCCGGCCACCGGAGTGGATCCCGCCGTGGACCTCAAGGGCGAGCTTCTGCTCCTCCCAGGCGTAGTCGAAGCGCCATTTGCGCTTGGGGTGAAACAACAGCTCGGTGGCGGGGTCAGGTAGGCCGACCAGCTGGGTCAGCACCTTGCTGTGCAGGGTGTCCACCTGCTGCGCCTTCTTGACCCTGTTCACCACGGCCTTGGCTTTCGGATTGTTGCCGAGCAGGCGGCTGACATCGATAGCAGAGAGGTGGATCATTCGAGATGCGCCTCCATGAAGCTGGCCTTGGCGTTCTCCAGCTGCCCGATGAGGGAGAAAGGCTGATAGCCGTTCGCCCAGGCGCGCGAGCAGGAGTAATCGCTGTTGACCGTCACGATGAGGCAGTTGATGACCTCTCCGCGCTTGGCGCTCTCGAGTATCTGTTCAAGGGTGGAGACGACATTGATGCCGCTCTCCTTGCTCACCTCTGTGAGGCTGATGACCTTGTCGCTCATGCCGCCCTCCCGATGGTGTTCTTGCGCAGCTCGGCCACTTCCCGGGCTACCTGCTCCAGCAGATCCTCCTCGCTGCCGTGCTCCTGCTGCCAGGTGCGCGGGGCGGCGTGAAATCCGGTTGGGTAGCAAGCGCGGTGGTGCCTGGGGCACAGTGGCAGCACTCTGGTGTGCTCGGCGCGCTGGGCCATACCAGACCCAGAGCGCACATGATGGATTTCCGCTGGCGTGGCGCCATGCCCGGCATTGCGGCAGGCGATGCAGCCAAGAGAGCTCACATCGTCCAACCACTGCTTATCCGCCTTGGTCTTGCTCATGCAGCCCTCCCGTATGCCGCCACCCAGTCAAAGCCGCGGCGGGATTCATCCCCGAACTTCACGCCCTGCTCAGCGCCGAAGGACTGCGCCAACTCGATGAGATCGCGCATCTCGCGCACTGTCATCCGCGATGTTGACTTGCCCAGCACCACGAAGCCGTTGCCGTCGATGTTCGGCACTACGTCCTGCTGGTACAGGGCCGCGCTGAGCACATGCTTCCAGTCCTCCTTGGCGAGCTTGCGGCCGTGCCAGACCACCTGCTCGGCGATGTCGGTCATGACTGCCCAGAACAGAGCGTTCTGGGCAAGACTCCGGGTCATCTCCTTGATTTCGAGGACCAGCGGCTTGTCCTGGTCAACCGGCAGACTTGCTACCAGCTGGCAGGCGCGGGCGCGGATTTCAGGGCTGCGCAGGAAGTGCTTTGGATAGCTCATGCCACACCCCGCTCAGAAGACTCAACGATTTCCACGATCCTCTCAAAGAGTCGGGTATCAACGTCATCTATCTCTGCCTTCAGGGAGTAAACGTGCTCTAGCTTTGCATTCCTGTACGCATCA